CAGACGGCCACCCCCTTACATGCGTGTCCGTCGCCCAGATGGCGGAATTGGTAGACGCGCCAGCTTCAGGTGCTGGTACCCGAAAGGGTGTGGAGGTTCGAGTCCTCTTCTGGGCACCATTCCATTTTTTCAGCATTGATTTAGCTGATGTTTTCTCTGTATTTTGTCCCACAATAAGCCACCCCGTTTGGTGTGGGACAAAAGTCGTTCTTGTTTTCTTCGGCCTGGTAGATTCACCCTGTTTCTGAAATGCCAGATTTCGCTTTATGGATGTGTTGACAGTTAACCTGTACGTGTCATCTTGATGAGCGATTCGAGCTGTTACTGCGACCGTTTGTTTATCTGTCAAGGCTACTAGATGCCGTGGAAACCCGCCAATGCAGTGCACGCAATCGATCGTGCACTCATTAAATTCGAGTTCGGGGCGTTGCCGACTAAGGCCTTCGAAAAAGTATTTTCATTAGTCAAGTCCGCCAGCGAGCCATATGATTTTACTGATATAGTCTCAGTGCAGAATGCTCAAGCTTTCCATATTGTTGCGGACGCAGACGGAACAAACTTGGTTCCTCAGCCCGGTGTAACGTCCCGCAGGCTCCGTCGACTTGATACCGATGGTAACGTGATCGAAGAGATCATCTGCTCCCCATCCTTTCTTGCTTTCAGTATATCTCGTTATGAAAGCTGGGCCTCTATTGCGTCTAAGATGCCGCCGTGTCTTTCTGCTGCAGTTAGCTACATCCAAGAAGATATCCACAATGTGGATGCTGTCAGGCTTGAGTATTGGGACCGTTTTGTTCAAGAGGTGGATGGAGATGAGGCGCTCCTCAATCCCAATACCAAGTTGATCCCGGCTTCGTTCGAGAAGGTCGTGGGGTCTTGGCATTCTCATGCGGGCTTTTTTCATTTGGAGGGCGAGCGTCGTACCTTGATTAATATCAATGTCGACGTCATTTCTGAGATTGATGCTGAGGCCAATAGCTTAGTAGCTTCACAGTTGTCCGAAGGCGTCTCGGCACTTTGCAGAATGTATAGCTTGGCTCTTGTGACACCTAAATCAACTTCGACCTTCAAGGATTTTGATCAGTGCATGGAAGCCGCGAATGATGCCCACGAACTCCTGAAGGCCGCTATTGGCGACGTTATCAACCCTGCGCTAGCCGCGCGCATCAAACTTAACGCGAAAGCCTTTCAGTTATGAGCACGCTGACACTTGCACGACCGACCGAATGCTACCCCAACGGCATCACTGTGACGGCGATTGTCGATAAATATGGGGACTTCTTTGAAGATGAAGTTAGTCCAGTGGTCGAATTCCGCAAGAACTTGACTAAATGGGATGAAAATAGCCCTACCGCATACTTTAGCGGCATCTTTGATGTCGGGTCTCCCACGCGCCTTGTAGTCGATCGCGACAGTCCTCCAAGCACTCAAGATCCTGACTTTGTTCGCCTAATTGCGCGCCTGAAAGAGATCGCTAATCGAAAGCCTGATTGGGATGGTGATGACGGCCACGCTCCCACATCAACGGCACTCGGAGACGCGCACAAATTTTTAAGTTTCCTACTACCCAGAGGCGGCTTGCCCAAATCCGTCTATGCACCTGGCGACGGTGAAATTAATTTTGAATGGATAGCAACGCGTCGAATCACTGAGGTCGGTTTTAGTGGAGACGGCACCGTAAGCTGGTTTCATAGAGACGATTCAGGCGAGAAATTTGGGGACGAGCGTTTTGATGCCGACAGCATTGAACGGAATACACAACTGCTTGAGATATTGGGTGTGTCGGTATTCGAGTCCGAAGGAGCTTTGGAGATGCCCCTGCTCGCCTGGGCCGGTTAACGACAACGAGACTGTCGCTCTCGGTCTCTACCACCCCGATGTTTTCGACAAAGTCACCGGTCAAATCACAAAAGAGGCGATCAAAAGCGACGTGTTGGGAAAACATGATCTCGTGGACAAATGCGGAGACTCGTCGGGGCTATCCGTTAGCCGGATTGATTCCTCTCAAGGTCTTTCCGAACTAAAGAAGACGATTAAAAAGATTGCCTCCCGGCCCAAGAAAGATGGGACACAGCGCGAAGTTGTGGGTCATGCCACGATAGGCGTCAAATGGTTGACGTCGATGGAGGCAACCGTGTTGGAGGATGGCAAATTGGGATTTGCATCTCACGCGGTGATCCGAACTGAGATGCCTAAATCGCGTGTCAAAAAGCTGAGACACGACTTAATTGAAGAGCTTAACAAGACCCTGGTGCATTGGTGAGCTATTCCAACGTCAATTTGTGCATCGCGCCACCTGCCAGCTTTCTCCGGTTCGCTTGCTTAGTGTAAAGTGTCGTCTGCTTCTTGGTCGTCCAGCCAAAAATCGCCATAAGCTCATCATCCGTCGCACCGTTCTCGGCGGCGATCGTCGCGCCGGCTTTCCGCAGGCCGTGCGTCGAGCAATGGAACAGTTTCGCCTCGTCGCACCAATCCCGCATCTTATTACCGAGGCCGTTCTTGGTGAATGGCTTGCCGTATTCCGTGACCATGTAGGTCATCTGCTCTGCCGGCTGCTCACCGAGGCACTTCTGCAGGACTGATACGATCGGGATCTGCACGGTCACGCCGCTGCTGTCCTTCGTCTTGCCGGGGCGGATCGTCAGCCAGCCGTCGCGGACGTGTTGGCGGCCGACGATCGCTAACTCCTGCAGGCGCAGTCCGGTAAACAGAGCGAGGTTCAGAAACAGATAGGGCTTCGTGCCAGGCGGGTGCGCGACAATATATTGCTGCACCTCGGCGACGGTCCACGTGTGAAAGCCGCTACTGTTCTTGTTGACCTTCTTGATCCGCAACGCCGGATTGACTTCGGCCAGCTCGTTTTCGACTGCCCATCCAAACATCGCTGAGATGTATTTGACCATGTTATCTTGCGCGCCGGCTGTCGATCGCAGCTCATCGCGGATCTCCGTGATGTGCTTCTTCTTCATCGCCCCGAATGGCAGGTCGCCGCGCCGCAGCTTGCTTTCCTTCGTGACGCTTTCGCAGATCTCTTCCAACATCGTCGCGCGCCTGGCGAGCTGATCCGGTGCCATGGTGTTGCCGGCGCGTGCCTTGTACTGCTGCACCAGCCAGCCAAACGTACCGGGTTCTGCTTTCCTGTCGAGCGTGACGGGTTCGGGTGCTGGCTTCTCGCCTTGTCGGACATAGAGAACACCGAGACGGGCGCACGCGACTTCCTGCTCGAATTCATCGGTTCCAGGCTGCTCACGCAGGCGGACTTTTTTGCGGCCTGGTGCACGGAAATAGTAGCGCGCTTCCTTCTTTCGAAAGTCTCGATCGAGGGTGACGCCCTTGGGTAGTTTCGGATACATCTTGCTCATCAATCCCAAGGATTGGTTGCATTCGGCTTTTCGTCAAGCGATTCGATCGGGCCGCCCTCACCGCCTTTGTGCGGCAACTTTCGGAAAGCTTCGATCAGCTCGGCGACATCGTAGACAAACCGCTCGCCAATCATCCGCGGCTTGGGCATAGTGCCAGCCTCGACGGCCTTATCAAAAAGGTTCGTGCCGATGCCTACAAGGGCGGCGGCCTGCTCACGGTTGATGCCAAGCGGCGGCAATGACGATGGCAGGATTTCGGCGCGAAGTGTCTTCATATCACGCCTCCTCGCAGAGCAGCGGCGGCCCGCCGTTGTGGCCGATCATCGCGGCCTTGCGGGCCTTCCACTGGCGCTTGATGTTGAGGCTGTGGCTCACCAACTCAAGGTGACCATCCTGCGGCCGCACGCAGAGGCGATTGCGGCACTTGTGGTCCAGCTCGCGATTGCCAGGGATATAGCCGTGCTCGTTCGTCCACATGACAATGTGGACAGCCACAGTGCGGCCGTTGAGCGACATGCGTGGATATCCGTTGCCCCGACCGCTCGATCCTGATGTCGGGCCGGTCCAGATCCAGCAGCCCGTTTCCGAGTCGATGCGGACACGCTCCATGATGCGTGCGTCGATGAGGTCACGTCGGCTCATTTGCGGCGTCTCCATTTGCGGATGATGACGGGCATAAGGACGACTAGGATCGCGAAGATTGCCCACGCAAAGGACGAGATGATGACCCGACTCCAGATGTCATCCATGGCTTTTCCAAGCTTCGAAAGATGCGCGAAATTCGAGCCAGCGCGCGGCGGCGTTCGGATCGGTATTCAGGTGGCCGCGTGACTTGACCCGCAAGATGTTTCGGACGGAAACGGCGATGCGCTCGTTGTCGGCCACATCGGGCACGTTGTGACGCTCGACGAGGAAGCGGCGGAATAGCCGGTCGTTGCACTTCATGGCGCACTCGGCCGCGTAGTCCTTCGTCAGTTCCTTGCTTTGCTCTCGGTACTGGTGGCGCTCCTCGGGAGGCTCTAGGCGGCGGATCTTGGCGAATGCCTCGTCGATGATCAGCAGAAGGGCGCTGACGAGCTGCGGCGCGCGGATGAGCATGCGGCGGTCATCGAAGGAACAATCGATCGTCAGTAGCGCGATCGGCAAGACCTCGCCCGTCAGGCGGTCATGGGTGCATATCTCCGACTTGCCGGACTTGGTATTGTAGGACTCGGTAAACTCAGGACTGGCAACGCCGGCCAGCTCGCGAGCCTCGGGCAACAGTTTGCGGGCGATGTCCATATTCATCCCTCGGCACCTCGCGCCATCATCGGCGAGATGACGTAAAGTTCGTCCGAGCCGACCGATGGGCGAAAGACCGCGTTCGGTAGGGAGCCGCCGAAGCGGACGATGACATCCTGCGTGTCGATGGTGCCAAGTATGCCGCGCAAGGCCTCGTTGTTGAGGCCGATGGAAAAGCCGGTCTCGCCTTCGTGCTGGATAGGCACATAGTCGACAGCCGACTCGCCTTCCTTGCTTGCCAGCTCGACGCGCATCGTATCGCGCTCAAGGGTGAGCTTGATGCCGTCCTTGTCTGCCTCGGTCGCCACAAGGCAGACTCGAGCAACTGCAGCTTTCAGTGAGGCGACGGTGACGAAGATCTCGCGCTCGTAGTTCGAGGGCGCAGCCGTCAGATAGTGTTCTGGAAACTTGCCGTCGATCAGCTTGGATAGAAGCGTGATGCCGTTGCACCGGATGCGGATCAGGTTTTCGGCGACCTCGATGGTGGCCGGCTCCTTCACCTCGTCGAACAGCTTGCGGATCGCCTGCGTCGCCTTCAGAGGGACGATGATGCCGGGGAAGTCCAGCAGTCGCTCCGTGCGGATCTGAACGGCGGCAAGGCCGATGCCATCCAGCGCGGCAAAGCCGATGCGTTCGTCCTCCATCGGGTGCATGTGAATGCCCGTCATCCACGGCCGGCCGATGTCCTTGGTCTGAACGGCATGGGCAACCTTGCCGAAAGCGGCTGTCACCTCTGGCATGGCAATTTCGAATGATGTGCCCTTGATTTGCGAGGCCATGGACGGGAAGTCGCTCGCCGGCAGGCTGAAGATCGAGAAGCTGGATTTTCCGGAGCGGATGCGGACCTGGCCGTTATAGGAACCGGGCAGAAATTCGATTTCCGCCGCCTCAGGCAGGTTGCGCACGATGTCGCGCAGATCGGTGCCCTTGATGGTGAACGGCTCCGCATTCTCGGCAACATCCAGAAGGTCGCACGCGGTCTCGATCTCGATATCAAGATCCGTTGCGCGCAGGCTGAGTGCATCGCCTTCGGGGCGCAACAGCACATTGCCGAGGACCGGGATCTTAGCGCGCTTGTCGACCGCCTCGAAAACAGCATCCAGCGCAGGCAGGAGTTGGCTGCGATGGACGTGGAAATAGGACGTCTGCTTAGCCATGGGCATGCTTCCCCGGCTGGCAGCGCTCTGCGAGGCGAATTTCGTCGACGGGGGGACGCAGCTGGTGGGATTTGCCGAACAGGTCGTACATGATCTGCAGGATCTCCCGGCGAGGTTCGCCGTCTGCCACCGAGCGGTAAAGGCGCTCTACATCATAGTTCGATACATCGCGCATGGTCAGCCTCCAAAGCCGAAGACGTAGAGGGCGGCAGCAGCCGCCAAAATGTCGTTGATCAGGATGATCAGCAGGATACTGAGGAAGCCGCTTGCCTGCGGCTTACGCTTAACGCCGATCGCGGGAGTGAAATGATTCTGCACGGTACCCTCGCATCCGATTGGGAAACCGCCGACGCCAGGGGTGAGACGTGGCGGTCGCCAAACCGGATCGGTTCAGGCAGCTATGCGGTTGAGAGACTGAGCGTAGAGGACTGACGCATCATGTGCGTGGCGGTGGATCTGCTCTTCGGTAAAGCCGAAGCGAAGATATTCGTCCTTAGTCAGGCCTTCACCGCGCTCGCGGGCGAGGTCGGCCATTTCCTTGGCGATGTTGCGGACACGTACGGGATTGTAGGCGGTTGTAGTGTGCAAGGTTCTTTCCTCTCAAGAGCCTCCGAGACCGTGCCGCCGCCACTCGGGAGGAGATGAGTGGCGGCGGGCTTCGGTATCCGGCTTGGGAGGAGGAGATCACCGGACGAGGCAATGAAAAGCACAACTCAAATTATAATTCAAGCATAACTTGAAATCACATGAGCTGATTTTTTGACTCGACTCAACCAGAAAAAGAATCAAATATGAGAACAGAAAAAGAACGTCAGGGTGAAAAATGGATGTCAAGATAGGGCCGGCGATCAGTGATGTCACCTCGATCGCCGTGGAATGCGCTGATTGTGGGCACTCGCGATGGCGCCGCCCGACAGAGCTTTACCGGATTGGAATTAAGCCGACAGCTTGCCTCGAAAGCGTGGCAAAGCGCCTCTTCTGCTCAAGCTGCAGGAGTGAAGGGCTACCCGGCAAAAACGTGGTTGTTCAGGCGGCTTTCATCACTTCCGAAGGACGCCGCATCGCAGAGGCCTACGTAATTTCTAAAAGCCAAACAGCTCGTTCGGCGGGATGATTCGCCACATGTCTTTGAGAGCGTAAGCGTTGAACGGGATTTCCTTCGCGGGGTTGTATTGCTCGCAGATGATCTCGGCTTTTGTTCTGCGCTTCAACTTTTTCACGTAGGCCTTACCGTTCTTTTCGCCGTCTTCTGGCATCATCTCGATTAGGACGTGGTCGCCGGGAATGGGCGCTCTTCCGCCGCAATAGAGCAGTTCGCCCGGGTCGTATCTCGGAACCATGCTGTCGGTGAGGATGTGGATCGCAAAAACGTTGGTGACGTGGGCCAAGCCAGGGGGGCGCCTTACGTAGCCCGCAACTTCTCCATTCAGGAAAAAGTCTCCGTCATCTCCACCCACGGCGCCGCCGAGGACGCGAACGTCCATCGGCCCCATGCGCAATGGTGCGCTTTCGGTGACGATTTCCGCCTCGTTCAGCGATTCGGTCGACTCTTTGAAGTTGACCTCGCCACGGCTCAGCGCTGCATAGTCAACGCCAAGGAAATCAGCTGTCTTCAACAAGTTTTCAGTAGAGGGCAAATTCTTGCCCGTTTCCCAGTTTCCAACGGCCGCAACCTCAACTCCGAGATGCGTCGCAATGTCCTGCATCACCAAGCCTTTTCGCTTGCGTGCGGTTCTGACGGCAGCTCCCACGAGGATAGCTTTTTCGCTTTTTTCCTTTTTGACCATGCTTGCATTTGTAAGCAGTTCTTTAAAGCGTTCCATTTAAGAGTACCTTGAAAAGAAATTTAAGTTATGCTTGTATCCGCGACCATGACGCATCGAGAGCAAGCAGAGCAGGCATTGGAACGAGCGCGAGACGCTGCTGGCGGATCGACGCCGATTGCGCGCTACCTCGGCATCTCCCCGCAAGCAGTTGCCCAGTGGGACATTGTACCTGCCGAAAGGGTCTTGGCCGTGGAGCGGATGACCAAAGTCTCGCGCCACGCACTCCGCCCTGATGTTTTCGGTGAACGATTGGAGGCTGCCGAATGACACGCCTCTTCGCATCTGGTGGCCTTGGCCGCATACGGGCCACCGATCAACCGCGCCGGCTCTGGCATCCTTGCTGGCGCGGCCAGTTTCCCCTGTGCCGTTTCCTTCAGCGCGGCACCCACTCCCGCTGGGGCGCGTCTTTGCGCCCTGGCGGGTTTTTTCATTTCTTCGTGCCTCGGTCATGCGGACCTCCGTTCCTGACGGTTTGACACATACGGCGCATGTGAGCGCTGCGCATGGAATCCTTTCTGCCTTTTATTTCCTTGACCACGATCGGGGGTGTCTTCGTGCGTCGTTTTTCCGAAACGGAATACTCATCGCTGAAGCGAATATTGGACATAGCCTATGAGCTGGCGGGCGGCGTAACCGTGTTCCAGTACGTGACGCGTGTCGTCACTTCGCAGCTGTCAAAATACGCATCGACGGATGGTGAGAACGAAAAGAAGTTCATGCCCGTGGATGTCGCTCTCGATCTTGATCGGGCGGCGAAGAAGCCGATCGTCACCGCCAAGATGGCCGAACTTCTAGGCTATCGCCTGGAGCCGCTGCAGCAGCGCATCGAAATTGTCGAACCACTTTCGGAAAGCGATGCGCTAGAAATCATGGACGAGGCAACCGCCCTTTGGCGGATGACCCGCCAGGCCTTCGCGGATGGAAAGATCGATGCGCTCGAACGCCGCCAATTGCGGCTCAAGCTCCATGAGCTGATCCGCGCAGCGAACCGGATCATTCAGAAACTCGACGACCTGGAGGTGTTTGCATGAACACCGTCACCGATCCGGGCGTCAGCCGCAAGGGCCGCACACTCCTCTATCGTGTCCGCATTCATCAACGCCGACACGGTCGGCCTTATCAGTTTCGTTGCGACGATGACCGCTGCGGCGCGGCGAACGCCGCGCGCGGCGGGTATGTGCGTCGAGTGCCAAACACCTCCGACATCGTCGCGCTGACGATTAAGGGCGAAGCCTTTCTTGATCGTCTGATGAGGTGCGAATGACGAAGCGCACCAGGTCCGCGGTGGCCGAAACCATGCGTGCTTTCGACGCCCTTCCTAAGCAGCTCCGGCAAGCCATCGCCGAGGCTGCCTTTGTCTACGACCCTGAAGAGATCACGGAGCGCATCGGGAAGGGCCGAAAGCCCGAAACGATCTTGCGCGGGATCGTCCGGTACGAACGGAGGGCGGTACAGTGAATCCGACCACTACGGCGCGAGAACGCGCGGCGGCAATCATGGACGCCGCCATCCGAAACGGCCAGGTGCGCAGCGCTGATCATAACGAGCGCAAAACCTGCATAAAACTTAACGTCAAAGGCATGCTGCGCCGCGACAGCAAGGATGCAGATATCTGGTATCCGACTGAGGCGGCGACGAAGAAGTTTCGACCAGCATCGCCAGCCGTCATTGCGGCGCCGATTCCAAGTGATGGCCGCATGGCGATCTGGCGCGATATCGGCACCATCGATATCGGCGCGCGTCTGCGCATGGCCGATCAGGCCAAGGTCGACGGCCTAAAGCCGTCCTTCCTCGAAATCGGCCAGCAGACGCCGATCACCGTTCAGGGGCAGGAAGGCGACGAACGCGTCAAGCTTTCGGCCGGCCTGCACCGGCTGGAAACCGCCAAGCAGCTCGGATGGGGAAAGGTACTGTGCTTCCACAAGCCTTTCGACGATCTCGACCGCGAGCTTTGGGAGATCGACGAGAACCTTTGCCGCGCCGAGCTGACGCCTGCCGACCGGGCGCTGTTCATTGCCCGCCGCAAGGAAATCTATCTCGAAAAATATCCGGAGACGGCACAGCATGTTTCCGGTGGCCGCGCTCGGCAAAACGCAGCAAGCGACAAGTTGTCGTTTGCTGAATCGACAGCGCAAGCGATTGGGCACGACAAGAGAACCGTTCAGCGTGACGCGTCGCGCGGCGAAAAGATCGTCGACATGGCCCTGCATCGTCTGCGCGGCTCGCGTCTGGATAATGGCGCCTTCCTCGACCGGCTCAAGCAGGTGCCGCAGGACAAGCAGGTCCTCTATGTCGAAGCTGCCCTCGACGACGAGAAGCGCAAGGCAGCGGATGCGAAGGAAAACCGCACCAAGCGGCTGCAGCACTCACGCATGATCCGCACGGCCGTCATTAACCACATTGCCGACCAGGGCAAGCGGGTAGCTGGCGAAATGCCTCGCGCGGCGGTCGCGGTCGGGTATTGCGATGTTCCGTGGCAGCAGGAGGCTTGGAGCGACGAGACCGGGCAGGACAAGGGCTTGCTCTATCCCTCGATGACCGTTGATGAGCTGATGGCGCTGTGCGCTGGCGATCGCAGCCCGTTCACGCAGGATGCCATTCTCTATTTCTGGACCACGACTAACCGCCTCGACGATGCGCTGAGGATCATCAAGGCGTGGGGCTTCAGCTACGTCAGCATGATCACATGGGACAAGGTGAACATCGGTATGGGCCGATGGGTGCGGGATCGCACCGAGCATCTGCTCATCTGCAAGCGCGGCAATTTCCCCGGCATCGATCTCTACACGCCGAAGCCGGAAAGCCTCTACAGCGAGGTCAAAACCGAGCATAGCCGCAAGCCTGTCTGGTTCGCCGAGGAGATCGAGCGGCTTTTTCCCGACATGCGCAAGCTGGAGCTTTTCCAGCGCAAGGAGAGCCTGCAGACGGGCGATATCCGCCTGAACGGCAAGTGGGAGTTTTGGGGCAATCAGGCGGGCACGCCGGAAGGTGAGGCGGAGTGAGCGCCTTTATCCCTGATGTCGATAATCTCGAAGACGCCGAGACCGATCAGCAACGTGCTCGTTGGCTAATCCGCGCGCCGCTGGCGAAGCTGCTGCGCGACGAAAGCCATGTCCGCCGCCGCCTGCAGCTCGCACAATTCCATGCCGGCGTCACCTATCTCGACGCCGAGCTTTCTTTTCTTCGCAATACGCGCCGCGACGACGGCGGTCCCAGTGACCTGGTTGGGATCGAGGTCGCTCGCGGTCGCATGGATAGAATCGCTTGCGGCCTGCCGCCGCGAAACATGGGGGCAGCATGAGCCAGGAAGCGACAATTCGGCGTGGCGTGCGCAATGCCCGCTATGCCGCCATCCCCAATCACGTCTTCGAGGATGGACGGCTGTCCATGGAGGCGCGATGGCTTCTGAGCTACCTGCTTTCGAAGCCGGACAACTGGACCGTCGTCATCGGCGACATCTGCAAGCGCGGCGGCTGCGGGCGCGACAAGGCGCGCGGCATGATCGCCGAGCTTGTGAAGTATGGCTATGCCGAGCGGGAGCAGCAGCGGGCGGACGGCAAGTTCGGCGCTTCGGTGTTGGTGATCTTCGACGAGCCTCGCCAGACCGAAGCGGCTGAAAACGGTGGCGAAGGCGAAAGTGTTGCATTTCTACCGCAGACGGATTTGCCGGCGACGGCATTACCGGCGCCGGTTCCGCCGTCGCCGGGAAAATCGGCACCTAGTAATAACTTAGATCTACCAAATACTGACTCCTACCAAGCGGGCGCTGGTGCTGAAGAGGGAGGATTGAAGCGGTCTGACCGAAAGAAGATCGAACGCGACTTCACGCTCTGGTACGCCACGTGGAAGAAAGGCGATGTCGATTTTGCCCGGAATGCATGGTTCGCCCTTTCGCCGGAAGAGCGCACCGAATGCGTGGAGCGAACGCCGGCCTACCTGCGATGGGCAAAGCCGGAAGACATCATGGCGGCCGCCGTCTTCCTCAAAAGCCGCCATTGGCGCGATGTGCCCGACGAGGCGATAGCAGCGCCGACGCGCGGCATCGCCAAGCTCTGCGGCAAGCTCTGGATGGGAACGCGGCTGGCGGCGCTTTCGAGGGAGCCAAAGGGCCACATCATCTTCACGACGTTCGACGAGCGAGAGATTGCCGCTGGAAGGACCACCAGGGAAGCGCTGGTACAAAGCAAGCGCCTTGAGCATGGCTGGCCGCTTGTGACCACGATGCGCGATCTGGCGCGCCGCAAGGAGCCGTTCGTCACATCTCTCGGCCTGCTGCCGTTCGTCTCCGACTTTCAGCCAGTCTTTCGCGGTGGCCCGCTGATCGACGCATGGGCCGCGCTGCACGAGCGGCGGGGATGGCCCTTCATCGAGTTCGCGCCGGAGTGGACCTACTTCCCGCCGATCAACGTGGACGCCGACAACCTGGACCAGGCCGTCGAGGATGCGCTGACGGCTTTCCTTTCGACAATCAGCGAGGCGGGCAATGACGATGCAGCATAAGCGGAACGGCATTTCGGGTGCACCGATCTTGATCCGTCAGTTTGCCAGCGACAAGCAGGATACCGCTATCGCCCTGCATCGCATCCGCATTCGCGAGATCGTCGCTGCGAGCAAGCGAATCAACGATGAATATCCCGAGTTGGCGGGCTGGTATTGCCTCAGCGTCCTGACCAACCGGGAAACAATTGTGGAAAAGGCACTCGAAAAGGATGGCGTCGAATGCCTGCTATTGCGCGAACCGGAGGAGAAAGTCATCCGGCGTGGCCGGCAATGGACGCTGCCCGGTAAGCTCTGGCTACCCGGCTTTACGCTGGTTCGTTGCGTTCCTTCGAACGAGGCTTTCCGTGGTTTGCTCGGCGTCGGCAACGTGACCGGGATCGTCGGCGGATGGGCGCGTCCCTATCGCGTCTCGGATGAATCCATCAGCAGATTCAACGAGGTTATGCAGGAACACGAAGGCGAGCGAGAGCGCAAGCGCCTTGAGCAGGAGGCTAAGAATGCATCGATCAAAGAGGGCGACAAGGTGCGCATCCGTCTCGGTCCATTCAATGGTTTCGAGGCTCGCGTCGTCATCCGCCGGAAGGGCAACGGGAAGCGCTGCAAGGTCGAATACAAGCTGTTCGGCAAAGTCGGGCAGTTTGATATCCCACTTGCGAATCTCGAAAAGTTGTGAGTACAAATCAGACCAACGGGATGATCTGCGATCTCTGTGCACCCTTGGGCAATAGCCCTGAATGCCTCGGCAGGACGCGAGGCAAAGAGAGGAAACTCTCAGGTCGGTAGCCGGGCAGACCCCGCCTTGAACACCTCAGACGAGGCATCGATTCAGGGCTAGTGCGTAAGCTATGACTTCTTGATACCCCCCCAAAAAAAGACTCCGGTTGAAGCGCGTTGGCCGCGCAACAACTAGATGTTACATTAGCGTTTGTTTGGGCAGGGGAGGGATCCATGAATATTCTCAAGATTTGCTTTGCTTTTTTCGCGTTAGCGATCACGGGAGCAGGAGCGGCGCATTCCGAGGAATGTAAGGATGTGCTGGTTAACAAAATAATGGATGTGGCCGACGTAAAGAAGGACACTTATTACAGAACTACAGTGCTCACGACGTTGAGTGAAAGTACTGATAATCAGACGAATTCAAATGCGAGTATAGATATCCCGGGCATTGGTGCGGCCAGCTACGGCGACGCAAATCATTTGGCTGAGAGCCTTTCTAGTAGTTCCAAATTCGACGAGATTAGGAGAGATAAGAGTTCTTACCTGATTATGTCAGGTCAAAAAGCGATAGTAGACGCCTGGCGCGATTGTATGAAGACGCATGGCGGTATGAGTCTAACTATTGAACGGTTAGATGAAGGCAGACATTTGTTGCTGCACATCGTTTATTTTGAATCATCAAGCAACACAGCCGATCCCGTAAAACTGAAGCTTTATAGAAAAGTGGATATAGACGGCCGTGAGGCTCGGATAGTTTCGGGGAATGATTGTCTGGCAAAGGGGAAAGTATACGGGCCTGGCGATGAATGCGATGTGACATTGGTCCCTGCATCGCCTTGGTCTGCGTTTCCGATGGTCTTCCCTGTAAAGACGCTAAGCCAAAAGGCGCCAAAAACCCTTAGCTATTCAGTGTATGTCGCTCCGCGTGCCACCTTGGAGGCGCGAGTGCAACCATGGCCTGCCAGTGGGCCAGCCACGACCAAAAGAACCTATGCATGGGACCACGCCACGTTCAGTGAAGTAGAATGCTTTGACGCTTCTGATGGTTACGTACTCCTCGAGAAGAGCATCAAAATCACGCCGCGCCCCGAGGGGGCCGCTATAGTGGCCTCTTGTTTTTCTCAAATGGGAGGCGACGTCCCCTACCAGATCGAAGCATCGGGGCGTCGACTGTGTGTTCGGCAGGTTAACCGGGATATGGTGCAGGGCGACAAGTATTGCAGCCTTTCAATAACGGGTACTCAGGCTGCTATGCATTGGAACCCAGAGCCTCCTGCGAACCGCTGAAATTGCCGCATTATTACATTCGTAGAAGTTTCTGTTCCAGTATGGGTAGACTCCGATCAATTCAGCCGAAATTGCGACCTATCGCTAGTCGTCTCGCGCCATCGCGGTCGGAAAGCAGGGGTGCAGCTGAAGCAGAACGGTCGCGAGAGCGTGATCGCACGTTGCCATGGCGCGCCTGGTACAAGACAGCCCGCTGGCAGAAGCTGCGCATGGCTATTCTCGTGAGGGATCTGTTCACGTGCCAGATGAAGGGATGTGGTCGTATTGAGGCAGACACCTCGCAGCTCGTAGCCGACCATAAGACCCCGCATCATGGTGACGAGGCGTTGTTCTGGGATGAGAACAACCTCCATTGCCTCTGCAAGCCATGCCACGACAGCCTGAAGCAGGCCGAAGAGCGCCGGTCGCACCGACATTGGTGAGATTGCCACGTCGCGTAACGATATTGCGTGAAACATCGGTCTAGGCAGATGTTTTACGGCAATTGGGGGGGAGGGTCGAAAGTCCGGAGGCCCTCGCCACCTAGACCCGCGCCCCCCTCATTCGGAGATTTTTTTCTCGTGACAGTGATTTTCGACCTCTTCGGCAACCCGATTGAGCTGCTTGATCGCAAGCGCGGGCGCCCTCCTCATGAAGCAACCGAAAAAAACATCAATAGAGTCAAGATGTTGGTGGCTCTCGGTTGGTCGAACCAGAGAATTGCAAACGCTCTGGCCGTCTCATTGCCGACTTTGCGGAAGAATTATTTTCACGAGCTGAAGGGGCGCGACGTATCGCGCGATCAGCTCGAAGCGCGCCGCCTGGAGCTTGCTTGGGATCTGGCCGAGAAAGGAAATATCGGCGCCTTCAAGGAATTTGGCCGGTTGCTGGAGCGTAACGACAGAATGGAAGCGGAACGCGAATTTGGCGCTTCGTCGAAATCGGAAAAGCAGCCGCCGGCAGAGCGTCTTGGCAAAAAGGTCATTGATGAGCAGCGCGCTCTCGATGCCGACGCCGAACTGATGGCGGAGCTTGAGCAGGAAGCAATCCAGCATGCTCGCCATTGAGGACGATCTCCCTCGTTTTGCCTGTCCCGACTGGTGGGATAAACTCCAGGCAGGGCAAACGCCGATGCCTGATGTTCGTCTGAACAAGGCGAAGGCGGCCAAAGCTCTCGCATTTTTCAATCGGCTGCGGTTGCCAGATGTGCCCGGCAATCCTTCCATGGCTGAGGCCTGCGGTGATTGGTTTCGCGATATACTTTGCGCCTTTCTCGCAAGCGAAGATCCGGAAACATCGCTGCAGACCGTTTGGGAACTGCTTTGCATGGTCCCGAAGAAGAATTCCAAGACGACATACGTGGCGGGACTGGGGCTAACAGCCCTTTACATGCTTGAGGTACCGAACCGGCAGATGCTCCTTGTCGGCCCGAGCCAGAACATTTCCGAACGGTGTTTCGACCAGGCACAGGGAATGATCCGCCTCGATCCGAAGCTGGACAAGATCTTCGGCATTCAGGATCACTTGAAATGCATCACGCGCCGAAAGACCGGCACGAAGCTGGACGTCAAGACCTTCGACACGTCGATCGTAACCGGCGAAATCCCGGTCCTGACGATCCTCGACGAGGTGCACGAGCTCGGGAAGAAAGCCAAGGCTGCCGCCGTCATGCAGCAGATCCGTGGTGGCGGCATCACAAAGCAGCGTGGCCAGGTCTTGATGATCACCACCCAATCCGACGAGGCTCCGGCCGGCATTTGGCGGACGGAACTCGACAAGGCCAGAGCTATCCGTGACGGCAAGGGCGGATCATCGCCCATAATGTTACCCGTGCTGTATGAGTTTCCACGGGAAAAGCAGGTCGATCAGGACTATTGGCGCGACAGGCGCAATTGGCGGTTCATCCTCCCGAACCTTGATAAGTCCATCGATGCGCAGGCTCTTGTCGACGATTACGAGAACAACGGGAAAGTCAGCAAGGAAACGGAGCAAATCTGGGCCAGCCAGCATCTCAATATCGAGATCGGCGTTGGTCTTGGTGGTGACGGATGGTCAGGTGCGTTGCACTGGTCAACCTGTATGGACGAGAACTTGGCTGACCTCGACGCCCTTCTCCGAAGATCCGAAGTCTGCACGATCGGTGTCGACTGGGGTGGCGCCGACGACTTGGCTGCTCTGTACGTGCTTGGGCGCGAGAAGGGTACGAAGACATGGCTTGGATGGGGCAAGGCGTGGGCTCGCGCAACGGTATTCGAGCAACGCAAGAGCATTGCTTCACGCCTACGGCAGTTTGAGACGGATCGTGATCTGATCATCTCCAAGTCCAGCGAGGAACAGGCCTCCTCTGCCGCGATGATTTGCAAGAAGGTCTATGATTCCGGCTTGCTGCCAGAGGAAGCCGGAATTGGCCTGGACTCAGCGGGCGTCGCGCTTCTCGTCGATGCCCTCGAAGACGAGGGGATGTCCGAACCGCTGGTCAGGGCCGTCATGCAGGGCTGGAAATTGCAGACTGCAATCTCTTCCGTCCCGCTGAAACTTGAAGACCGGCGCTTTGTCCATGGCGGCCAGCCGATCATGGATTGGAGCGTCGGCAACGCCAAGCAGACCCTCAGGGGCAGCAACTACGTCGTCACCAAGGAAGTTTCCGGTGCGGCCAAGATCGACATGCTGATGGCGTTGTTCAACGCCGCCATGCTGATGTTCCAGAACCCTGAGGCGTCCGGAATATCGGTCTACGAAACCCGTGGCATTAGGATGGCTTGACGTGGCGAAAAAGAAGGACAAGAAAGCTCGCCGCGTGTCCAGCGCGCCGAAGGCGGAAACATTCGACATTACGGATGATCGCCTGATTGATTACCTCTTCTATGGCAGCCAGTCGGCCGCCGGAGAGCCGGTCACCGTCGCAACCGCAATGCGCAACCCCGCGCTGTTTCGAGCCTTCATGCTGATATCGAATGCGATTGGCATGTTGCCGTTGCAGCTTATCGACGAAGCGACGAAGGAGAAGGCGACCACGCATCCGCTCTATCGGCTCCTTCATCGCGAGCCGAACAATTGGCAGAGCGCCTATGACTTCAAGGCTTTCCTCCAGATGCAGGCGCTCGCAACGGGCGACGGTTATGCTCTGATCGTCGAATCCACCGACATCCGCCGTGGCGGTCGTCGCATCTCGCGGCTGATACCTGTCGACAGCCAGACGATGCGCCCGAAGCAGAACGAAGATTGGTCGGTCTCTTACGTCTACACGCCGAAGCAGGGTGTGCAGCGCGTCTTGGACAGCAGCCAGGTTTTTCACTTGCGCGGGCCTTCACTTGACGGCGTTTGCGGTCTCTCGCTGATCAGGCAGGCTCGGGATGCGATTGGCCTAGCCTTGGCTACCGAACGCGCGTCGGCCCGCATGTTCAAGAACGGGACGTTCGTTGGTGGCGCCCTTATGCATAAGGGCACGCTTTCCGACCCCGCCTATGATCGCCTGAAAGCATCTCTTGCCGAGAAAGAGGGTGCCGACAACGCCGGCAAGAACCTCATTCTTGAAGAGGGGATGGATTACAAGCCGATCAGCTCGTCGGCTCGGGATTCGCAGCTCATAGAGATCCGCCGCATGCAGGTGGAAGAGATCGCCAGGGTGACCGGTGTGCCACGACCACTCCTCATGGTCGACGAGACGTCGTGGGGTTCCGGCATCGAGGCGCTTGGGCAGTTCTTTGTCGCCTATGCGCTTAACCCATGGTTTGAGGCTTGGCAGCAGGCCATCGAACGTTGCCTGCTAAGGGACGCCGATAAGGATCTCTATGCCGCCAAGTTTAATGCCGCCGCGCTGCTGCGCGGTTCATTGAAAGACCAGGCGGACTTCCTCGCCAAGGCACTCGGCTCCGGCGGGCAGGCACCATGGATGCACGTCGACGAGGTTCGTGACGTGATGGATCTCCCGAAGCGGGAAGATCCGCCAAACCCGATGATGGGCCACAATGGCGGCCCGCCTCTCGACAGTGGAGACAAAAATGCGAAAGCTGCATAATCCTCGCGTATTCGCAATGGCACGCCTAGGCGCGCTTCCGGTCCCGGCAAATCACGACGTTTGCGCCTTCACCAAGTCAACCGTCTTCGATAGGTGGGCGGGTGAAGCGGCAGGCGTTCGTGCGGTTGAGGCCGGCGATAACATCATCAGCATGTTTGATGTCATCGGTCAGGATTATTGGTCTGGCGGCGGCATCACCGCGAAATCGGTGACAGCACAGCTGCGCGCCATCGGCGATCGTCCGGTGGAGGTCCAGATCAACAGCCCTGGTGGCGACATGTTCGAGGGGATCGCGATTTACAACGTCCTTCGCGAGCATTCGCAGGAAGTGACAGTGAAGATTATGGCGATGGCCGCATCGGCCGCGTCCATCATTGCCATGGCTGGCGATCGCGTCGAGATCGGAGCCGCCTCGTTCCTGATGATCCATAATTGCTGGGTCCTGGCAATGGGCAACCAGTTCGATCTGCGGGAGACGGCCGATTATCTCGCACCCTTCGATCAAGCGATGGCGGATCTCTATGCGCAAAGATCCGGCCAAACTGCCGACAAGGTCACGAAGTGGATGAATGCCAACGGCGGCAACGGTACTTACATGTCCGGATCGCAGGCGATCGAGCGCGGCTTTGCTGATGCTCTCTTGTCAGCCGATAGCATGAAGGTCGACGATGCTGCCAAGGCGCGCGATCTCGATGTCAATGAACTGCGTGCGCTTGAGCTTTCGCTCGTCAACGCCGGGATGAACCGGACGGATGCACGCGCGCGTATCAACAAGATCAAGGGCACGCCAGGCGCTGCCCCTGAAGCCACGCCGGGCGCTGGCGAAGACTGGTCCGGCCTTGCCGGATTGCTTGCAACTATCTCCCCAACCTAAAACAGGAGCTTCCTATGAAGCACGTTTCTTCTCGCGCCCTCGCGATTGCGTCGGCGCTCACTCCTCCGCGCGCCATCATCGGTCAGGGCATTCGCGCCGACAACACCGATCCGAAGGCGATGATCAGCCAAATTCAGGCGGCCTTCGAGGAATTCAAGAAGGCGAACGATGAAAAGCTCAAGGGCAAGGCCGACGTCGTACTGGATGAAAAGGTCGAGCGTATCGATGCCTCGATCGGAAATTTCCAGAAGGCAATCGACGACATCAACGCCAAGATCGCCGCCGCAAGCTTCGGTGGCGGCGGTGGCGGCGACATGAAGCCGGTCGATCCTGAATACAGCGAAACATGGGCGAAGTTCTTCCGGCACGGCGATGACGAATCGAGCATTCGTGCGAAACAGAAGGATGGCCCGCGTGCACAAATGACTGTCGGTTCTAATCCGGACGGCGGCTATTTGGCGCCGATCGAATGGGATCGGACGATAACCAGTAAGCTCAAGGAAATCTCGCCGATGCGCCAGAATGCGCATGTGCAGTCCATCAGCGGCGCTGGAATTCGAAAGGTCTACAACGACCGAGCCGTTGTTTCGGGATGGGTGGGCGAAACCGCCGCTCGACCGGCGACGGGTACGCCGCAGCTCGGCGTTCTGGACTTCGTGCCGGGTGAAATCTATGCCTTTCCGTTCGCCTCCCAGAACCTACTTGAGGACTCGGAGGTCAATCTTGAACAATGGCTCGGCGGCGAGGTGGATGTCGAATTCTCCCGCCAGGAGAATATCGCGTTCGTTTCGGGCGACGGTGTGAACAAGCCCTTTGGCGTCCTGACCTACGTGGTCGGCGCCGCGAATGCCGCCAAACATCCGTGGGGCGCGATCGGGGTCATCAACAGTGGCGCGGCTGCCGCAATCGCTCCCGACAGCATCATCGATATCATCCAGGACGTTCCGGCGAGTTATCGGATCGGTGCGAAATTCTACATGAACCGGCAGACGCAGTCCTCCATTCGTAAGCTCAAGGACGGCCAGAACAACTACCTCTGGCAGCCCTCCTACGCCGCCGGCCAACCGGCAACGCTTGCTGGTGAGGCCATCGTGGAGTTTCCGGATATGCCGGGCGTTGCTGCGGGCAACATCGCCGCGCTCTATGGCAACATGGAGCTGACGTACCTCATTGTAGACCGTATCGGCATCATCGTCCTGCGCGATCCCTACACCAACAAGCCGTTTGTCGGTTTCTACACCCGCAAGCGCGTCGGTGGCGGCGTCACCAATCCGGAGCCGATGCGCGCCCTCAAGATCTCTGCGTAACAACCAAGGCGCGGTGACACGGCTGGCCCTCCTGTAGGGCCGGCAATCTTCATCGAAACTGGAGCAACGATAATGGCAGACAAGCAGAACAAGCCAGCCGAGCCGGAAGCCGAAGAGGTCGACAGCGATCCTCGCAACCGAATCGATCTGAATGACCCGCACATGTCGGGTCAGGAAGCAAGCGAACGGGCGCTCGGCTATCACAAGGAAGAGCCGAAGGCTGAATAAGGCCGATTGGCAGAGGTGTGGAAATGGGAAACGTCGTTATCACTGCCACCGGGCCGCTTTACACCCTTGCGGAGGTAAAGCAGCATCTGAACGTCGACTTTGATGACGACGACACCCTCATCCAGTCCTACATGGATGCGGCGGAAGGGGCGGTCCTGCAGTATTGCAATGCGTCGCTGGTGCCGCAGGGCAAAGAAGCGATTTTCAAGACGGCGGCCATGATCGCGGTGACGGATTTGTACGAAAATCGCGGCGGCAAAGAGGGTTTGCCGATCTCCTCGCGACTTCTCATCAATCCGTACCGCTGGCTGCGCGTCTGATGGCCCGCGTCCGCTTCACCGCCGATTTCGACTACAAGCCGCTGCCTTCGGTGACCATCGCCTATCGCGCCGGCATGGTCTGCGTGGTGAGGCGCGACTGCGCCGATCAGGCCTTTTCCGCCGGTAAGGCGGTTGATTTTTTCAGGAACAAGGAAGCCGCTGATGGCGACAACGAGATCGGCCGGCGACCTGTTATTCAAGGTCGCCTTCGACAAGCGCGTCGAGATCGATGATGGCGCCGGCAATACGATCGGTGAATGGCAGGAGCAGTTTCAATGCCGTGCCGGATTTACGCATCTGCGCGGCGGCGAAAGCGTCATGGCTGATCGCCTTCAGGGACAGCATACGCAGGTCATCTTCGTGCGCCGCTCGTCGGCGTCGCGGCAGGTCACGACGGACTGGCGTATCCGCGATGTGAGGGATGGAAGGTCGTTCAACATCCGCGATGTCACGCCGACCGATGATCGGCTGTGGCTGGATTTCCTTTGCCAGAGCGGGGTGGCTAACGGATGACGAAGATCACCAATCTCGATCGCCTGAACAGGAAGCTCAAGCAACTTCCGATCGTTGCTCGCGAGTTGATCCGCGCCGAAATGGCGAAGGCGGCCGATGAAATCGTCGGCATGATGAAGCGCCTGGCGCCTGTTCTGGCGGTTCCCGTCAAAGATAGGCGATCCGGAGCGTTGCGGGACAGCATCGGCTGGACATGGGGTGCCGCGCCGAAGGGTTCGGTCGTTGTCGCCGCGGTTGCCAGCAAGTCCGACGACATGAGGATCACCATCTATGCCGGAAACGCGGAAGCCTACTATGCGCGATGGGTGGAGTTCGGAACGCAGATGATGCGGGCGCAACCTTACTTCTACGTCAGTTGGCGAGCGAACAAGCGCCGCACGGTGCGTCGTCTCGGCAAGGCCGTGAGGGATGCCGCGAAGAAGGTGGCTGCATCATGAGCGAAGATGCATCATTCGAGCTGCAGAAAGCGATCGTCACTCTACTGAAGAACGCCGCCGGCATCATTTCGCTTGTCGGGAACAGGATCTATGACCGCGTGCCGCAGGACGATGCGGGCAATACCACCGCGACGTTCCCTTATATATCGCTTGGCCCTGACCAGGAGATACCGGACGCGGCCGAATGCATACGGGCATCCGAGTTCATCCTGCAGATCGATGCGTGGTCCCGCGCGGTCGGATTTCCGGAGGTCAAGAAAATCGCCCGCGCGATCGAGGATGCTCTCGACGAGGTTGAACTGCCCCTCGTCGACAATGCGCAGGTCTATTTCGAATATGACGGCCGACGCGTCTTCCGTGATCCGGACGGACTGACCTCCCACGCCGCGCTGACATTCCGCGCCGGTATCGAGAAACCCTGACATCCCCAATATCGGCCATCGCCGATAGCGCCCACACCGGGCGGCCCTCACTGCTGCCATCATAGGAGATATCACCATGGCGCCTCCCTCAACTGCCCGCTTCGGCAAATTTCGCGTTTTGCTCGGCAATAGCGCGACGCCGATCGTCTATACCGCCCCTTGCGGCTTTACCTCGAAAAGCCTCACCCTCACAAAGGATCTGACGGAAGTCACGCTTCCGGACTGCAACGATCCGGACGCGGTCGCCTGGATCGGTCGCGATGCAAATACGCTTTCCGCATCGGTATCCGGCGACGGCGTATGCGCGGCCGAATCTGTTGAGACCTGGCTTGACGCGTGGGAGAACGTCGAATCCGTGCCTGTGAAGATCGAGCTGGAGTTTCCGGCCAAGACGATCACTTGGACAGGCTTCATGCACGTCAACACGCTCAACCCATCCGCCGAACAGGGTGGCCGCGTCACGATGAGCGTCGAAATGCAGAGCGATGGCGAGCTGACGCGCGTCACGACGCCGGCTCCCTGATGCGGGACGCTCGTATCCCCTTGGACTGGGCGGACGGAACCTATTCGTTCCGTCTGGGCTGGGGCGAGTTGGCGGAACTGCAGGAGAAATGCGACGCCGGCCCCTATGTCATCCTCGACCGGCTGCAGACGCGGCAATGGCGGATAGAGGATATCACCAACACCATCCGTCTCGGCCTCATCGGCGGCGGCGTCGAGCCGGTCAAGGCTCTCAAGCTGGTCCGGAAATATGTTGAGGCCAGACCTCCCGTCGAGAATGTTATCTATGCGGTTGGGATATTGAGCGCCGGCCTGATGGGTGCTCCGGATGAACCTCCGGGGGAGCCAGAAGCGCCAAGTCAGATCGAGACAGGCTCGACGACCTTCCCAACGGAAAGCTCAGATTTGGCGCAATCTACGGACTAGGCGCGGCGATCGGCTTCTCTCCGCAGCAAGTCAACGTCATGTCCATGTGGCAGTTCTATGCCGCAGTGGAAGGTTACGTTGCGGCCCGTTGTCCCGACGACGGCAAGATGAGCGATAGGGAAGCGGATGAGCTTTTCGAGTGGCTGAAATCGAAGCAGAATTAGCGGTAATTCGTCACCCGGCAGTCCACAAATTTCGCAGTTTCATCAGTCGCGATGGTAGCATCGGTATAAGCCCACGAGCTGTCGTCGATTTCCTTTATCACGTTTCTGCCGATGTCGATTGCGCGTCTATCCTTATCTAAAAATGCGCACTCGACGAGGACGCCGGTAACTCGGTTTGGGAGGTGATTTTTGACCTTCAGGATCGCTTTCGTAACCCCATAGTTTGATTTTAGGCGTTCAACCGCGATGTCTATGTCGGCCGCGTAAGCAACTGTGGTGACCATCATCAAAGCTGCGGTAATCATGCAGACTTTCATCTCTCGCCCCTGTTTCCCCGAATAGCACCCTTATAGGACGATGGGTTCATGGCTACAACTGACATCGAACGTCTTGTCGTGCAGCTCTCTGCTGACTTCAAGAAGTTCGAAAACGCGCTGAACCGCCAGACGAACCAGGCCAACAAGCAGTTCCGTGCGATCGAAAAACGCGCCGTCGAGATGAATAAGAACCTTGAGAATTCGTTCTCTTCCTTGGGTGCGAACGTCGCCAAGGCATTCGCGCTCATCGGTGGCGCCAAAGGCCTTCAGGAGCTGGCTGACTCCGCCATCAAGATCGAAAACGCGATGAAGGTTGCCGGTCTCTCCGGCGATAGTCTGACAAAGACCCTGGATCAGCTCTATGGCGTCGCGCTGAAAAACCATATTCCGATTGAAGCTCTGGCGCAGCTCTACAGTCGCGTTTCGCTGCAGCAGAAGGAACTTGGCGCATCAAGCCAGCAGCTAGTCGGATTTACCGATCTCGTCGGCAAGGCCTTACGTGTGTCGGGGACAAGCGCGACGGAAGCGGCTGGCCCCATGCTGCAGCTGGCGCAGGCGCTCGGAAGCGGCACGGTCCACGCTGAAGAGTTCAATTCCATCATTGAAGGCATGCCCGCTCTGGCGCAGGCGGCAGCCAAGGGCATAAAGCAGGCAAACGGCTCGGTCGCTGAGCTGAAAAACCTCGTAAACAATGGCAAGATTTCGAGCCGCGCCTTGTTTGACGGCATCATAGCGGGCGCATCGGATCTCGATACCAAGTTGGCCGGTACCCAGACAACGATCGGTCAGGCCTTCACCGATTTGCAGACCAGCCTCACAAAGGCCGTTGGCAAGTTTAATGAAGCTTCTGGCGCTGGCAACGCTGCGATTGGCGTCATCGAGGATGCCGTAACCAGGATAAATGAGCTGAACTTCAACCAGCTCGTCGAGAACATTAAAGCAGTCATCACCTGGCTGAACAATCTCGGCAAGGCTTACGATAATCTTCTCGCCGGCGCGTCGGAATCCGGCGGATCGTTCTATGACAAGCTGCAGAGCCTGAGCAAGTCGATCAATGGCGGCAAGCCTTTGATTGATACCACGGGGACCGCTTTTACCAACCAGTCAATTGACGTAAACCAGCTCGGCAAGGAGTACGACGAACGCCAAAAACATGCCGATGGCGAGCGACTGAGGGCGATGCAGGATCAGCTGGACGCGGCGAATGAATTGCAGAAGGCCATGGGCCTGCCGCTCAACAACGATGCGAATGCCGAAATCCTCCGCCAGATGGACGCCATTCGTGACAAGACTGGCGCGGCCAAGGATGAAGTGGTTTCTCTGCAGGAGGCGGCCAGGTCGACAGCCGGGCCGCAGGGGCCTCCGGATCTTCGCAGATTCCAGAAGTCGGACGGCTTCAAGGATGAGCTGCCGCTGAGCCAGCCGATAGACATCACCGACAGGAAGTATGCGACCACAGGCACAAAGACGCCGAAAGAGAAATCCGGCGGCGCTGACGCCAAGGCCTATGATCGCGAGGTGCGTCAGGTAAGAGAGCGGACGGCTGTCCTCAACGCGCAGACGGAGGCTCAGTCAAAGCTCAATCCATATGTCAACGACTACGGCTATGCGGCTGAGAAGGCCGCGACGGCGCAAGAGCTGTTGTCGGCGGCACAGCGTACCGGCAATGCCGCCGGCAAGGAGCTTACGGACGTCAACCAGCTTCTCAGCGGCGATTTTTCGAAGCTGACGCCAGCGGCACGCGCGCAGGCGGAAGCCATGTTGGCGCTGGCGGAGGCTAATGGCTATGCCACGCAGAAGAGCAACCAGCTCAACGATTCGCAGGACAAGCTGCGGCAGAAGATGGAGGATTGGCGCGCCACCAGCAAGGATGCGTCGCAAGGCTTCATCAAGGATCTTATCGAGGGCAAATCGGCCGTCGAGGCATTGGGCGGCGCGCTTGAGAAAATCGGCGACAAGCTGCTCGACAGTGCTTTCGACTCGCTGTTCGGCACGTCTGGCACGAACAACTGGTTCTCAAAGCTCTGGTCATCGATCGGCCTGAAGGACGGCGGTCCAGTAAAGCTGGCGGGCGGCGGCTCCGTTCGCGGTCCCGGTGGCCCGCGTGACGACAAGATCCCGGCCATGCTTTCGGATGGCGAGTACGTCGTCAATGCGGCCGCCACGAAGAAGAACAGGGCGCTTCTCGATGCCATCAATCGCGGCCACGTCTTGCGCCGCGCCGATGGTGGCATGATTGGCGCGCCGAGCCTTCCAAGGCCGTCCCGCATCGCTTCCGCCGCATCGTCTCAGGCGGGAGCATCTTTCACCTATGCGCCCGTGATCGACGCGCGCGGCGCTGATGCGGCTGCGGTCGCCAGACTCGAGCAGGCGCAGATCCGTTCCAATCAGGATTTCGAGGCGCGGACGATCTCAGCGATCCGCAAGGCCAACAAAGCAGGCGTCAAATTAGGGAAGTTTCAATCGTGACGGTTACCTTCCCTGTCGATTTCCTCTCCGACTTCCCTGGCTGGTCGACCGAATTCGATCTGCTGTATCGTCAGGAGCAGAGCCGCAGCGCCAATGGCAAGACCTACGCGAAGGATCTCGGCTCGCCGCTCTGGAAAGCGACATATCAGTCGCGCAGCCTCCGGCCGAATGAACTCGACTATTGGCGGGCACGCCTGAAGACTTTGGAAAACGGACTGCAGACCTTCAAGGCCTGGCCGCTGAGCCGGAGCTATCCGATCGCCTATCCGCGAGGATCATGGCCTACCGGCGCGGCATTCTCCGGCTCGGGGCTGGTGAATGCCCTCACATCAAAGGCGCTTTCCCTGGGTGGGCTTCCGGCGGGTTATGTCGTCAGCATCGGCGACTTTGTGCAAGTCGGAACTGCGGACCTTTACCAGGCATTGGAGACAGCGACAGCGGCCGGCTCCGGAATCACAGGCATATTCGAGGTCGGGCCCTTCGTCTGGCCGACCTCCCTCGTCGGTGCGCAGGCCAAGCTCATGAAGCCGTCCTGCGTCATGGCGCTGGTTCCAGACAGCCTCACCACTACCGCCAACCTCTCCGACGGTCGCGGCACCATCACATTCCAAGCGATCGAGGCCCGCTAAATGCGAGCGATATCAGCTGAAAACAACGCAGCGCTGCAGGCGCGGCGCCTGGTGGCGCGTGACTTCCTGTGGCTCAAGGTCAAGACGATCGATACCGGAGCGCCCTTCGAATATGGCTTCTGGAATGACGTCGGCAATGTCTCGGCGCAGGTTCTTGACCCGAATACGGGCATCGCCGTCTCCCGCAATTTCGAGGGTAGCGGCACGCTGATATCCGTCGCCGACATTCCATTGACCTCCGATCTGGCGACGCAGAGCGTCAGCATCGTCATGTCGCAGATCGACGACGGCGTTGCCAATATCGTTCGGGGTTATGAGCTGAAGCAGGCCGGCGTCGAGATCTATCGCGGCATGCTCGATCCAGACAGCCGCCAGATGGTGGCGGCTGCATTCTCGCGCTTCATCGGCTTCGTCGATGTCGTCAACATCACGACGCCTAAGGAGGGCGAGGTCGGAAGCATCGAGCTAACCTGCGTCTCTCATTCGCAGGAACTCGGCCGCAGCAATCCCGATACGCGTTCGCACGATAGCCAGGTGCTCCGCTCCGCAACCGACAATTTCTATCAGGATACGACCACGGTCGGCGATTGGCAGTTCTTTTGGGGGCGCAAGTCCGGAAAGATAGAGACTTCGGCCGCGCAACGCATATCCGCGAATATCAAGGCGACCAACCGATGATCCGCAAGGCGATCGCTGCTGACAAGGCGCGGGTGTTGATGATGGCGAAGGCCTTTCACCAGGCCTCCGGCGTGCCGCTTCCGTTTTCGGCTGCTGCCGCGTCCGTGCTGTTCGATGCGGCGCTGGCCGATGGCGATCGGTTATGCCTGGTCCATGAGAGCGACGGCATCGCTCGCGGCGTTCTCGCCGCCGTGGCCGCACCTCACCACCTGGCGCCGGTCAAGGTCGCGTCCGAAATCATCTGGTGGATCGATCCGGACTGGCGGGGCCGCGCGGCCATGAAGATGCTTGCCGCCTATGAGCAATGGGCTGTCGATCGCGGATGCCAGTATGTCGGCATGGTTGGCCTTGGCGCCGATCCCGCCGTTTCCACGCTTTACGCGCGTCGCGGCTATCAGGCCGTCGAGCGTCACTTCCTGATGCCTCTTTAAAGAGACCTCCATTTCATGGCTGTATTTACAACCGCATTCGTAGCGGGCGCGCTTGGCGTTGCCGAGACGTCCCTCGCCGCGACCGTCTCCGCCTTCGCGCTCAACGCGGCGGTCGGCGTCGGCGTCAGCATGCTGGCGAAGGAACTGCAGAAGCCGAAATCGGCGGGTCAGCAGACCAATGGCGTCAACGGCACATTACAGGCGGGCGGCGATGTCGCGCGCTCTTTCGTTATGGGTCGCCGCACGACGGCCGGCTCGCTGGTCTATGCGAACACATGGGGAAAGGCCGGCAAGACGCCGAACGCCTATTTCACGCAGGTTATCGCGCTTTCGGATATGCCGATCAGAACGATCTCGGCATTCTGGGTCAATGGAGATCCTGTCACCGTCGACACGAGCGATATGAGCTATGGCGATTGGGGCTACCCAGTAACCGAGTTCAATACCGGCAACAACAACCATATGTGGATCAAGTTCTACGACGGCACGCAGACCGTCGCTGATCCCTTTCTGGTCAACACGGTCTCCAGCGCGGACAGGCCCTATCAGAATACCCGCGTTGGAACGGGCGTCGCCTACGCCATCGTCACCTCGCAGGCCAACGACGAGCTGTTTACCGGCTTCCCGACCTTCCGGTTCGAAGTTCAGGGCGCGCCGCTCTACGATATCACCAAGGACAGCACGGCAGGAGGCGCAGGTCCGCAACGCTGGGCCAATCCCGCCACATGGGGCGGCGATGGCGACGATCTTCCGGTTGTGCAGATCTACAATATCCTGCGCGGCATCAGCTATGGCGGCGATTGGCTCTACGGGCTTCAGAGCCTCACCGCGCCGCGCCTGCCGGCCGCTGACTGGATTGGGCAGATCAACAAATGCCGCGCTGCCATTGCTGGCCCAAGCGGTCCAGAGGCGACATACCTGACTGGCATCGAGGTTTCCGTCGATACGGAAATCAGCGCGACGATTGAAAGTCTGCTGACGGGATGCCAGGGCAAGCTGATCGAGACGGGCGGCTTCTACAAGACGCGCGTCGGCGAGCCCGGCGTTGCGGTCTATGCCTTCTCTGACGGCGACATCCTTTCGACGGAGGAGCAGTCGTTCACGCCGTTCTTTGGGCTGGCCGATACGGTCAACGGTGTTTCCGCGACCTATCCGGAGCCGAATGAGGCGTGGAACACGAAAACCGCGCCACCGCTTTACAATGCCACCTTCGAGGCGCAGGACGGAAATCGTCGCCTGATGACCAGCGTTGACCTGAATATGGTCTATCGCTCGTCGCAGGTGCAGCGCATCATGTTGTCGGCGCTCAACGAGGCGCGGCGCGCACGCCGGCATACGTTCGTTCTGCCGCCGCAGGCGTGGGTGCTTGAGCCGGGCGATATCGTCAGCTTTACATCGATCCGCAATGGCTACGTCGCCAAGCTGTTTCGCATCGACGGCATTGCCGACCATGCCAATCTGGATGTCACGCTCGATCTGACCGAAGTCGATCCTAGCGATTACGATTGGGATCAGGAACACGACTATAAACCGCCGGTTTTTGCGCCGCTTGGGCCGGTCATGCCACCCGCACAGCCCATGTATGGCTGGCAGGTCGAACCCGCCACGATCAATGACAGCAGCGGAGTGCCGTGGCGCCCATCGATCAAGGTGAGCTGCGCGCCTGATCAGGCCGATGTTGTTCGGGTTTGGGTGCAGGTGCGCAATGCAGCGACCGGCGCCACTGTCTTCGACAGCGATTCGACGCGCTATGAAACGCCGTATAGCTGGATCATCAACGCCAACTTCCAACCCAACACTGACTTCGAGGCGCGCGGGCGTTTCATTCCCTCCGGAAGTCGGGTGACCGAATGGTCCGACTGGTTGCCAGTGAGGACGCCGAATGTCCTAATCACCGATCTGATCGTCGACCTGCAGCATGTGAAGAGCGACATTCTCGATCGCTTCAAGGGTCTGCAGCAAGAGCTGCTGGATATGCGCCCGCTCGTCGAGCAGCTGATGGTCAATACGCAGCTGTCCGATGCGGTGCTGGACAGTGCCCAACGCAGCCTTGTCGCCTCAGTCGGGCAGAGCAACGCGACCTTCACCGAGAATATTCAGGTGGTGGCCGACGCGGCCAATGCAGCGGCAAGCCAGGTCATCACCCTGACGGCCACGGTCGGCAAAAACAAGGCGCAGGCTGATCAGCAAATTGCTGTGGTGACTGGCGTTGCCAACGCGGCAGCCGCGCAGGCGACGACGCTGACGGCGACGGTTGGCGACCTCTCGGCGCAGGGGTTGGTGAAGTTCTCGGTCGCGGCCGATCAGACCGGCGTCAATGCCCGTTTCTCGATCGCGCTGAGAACGTCGACCGCGACCAGCTATGTCGAAAGCGGCATGTTCCTAGAGATCTACACGGTCGGCGGCGTGCAGAAGTCCCGCTTCTCCGTGATGGCCGACCAGTTCAGCGTTCTCAATCCCGACAGCATTGGCACCTCGTACCTTCCGCTGGTGTTTCAGGGCGGCGTGCTGAAGCTGCAAAACGTCAAGGTGGAATGGGCCGATATCGTCAACGCCACAATCCAGTGGGCGCAGATCCAGAATGTGTCGATCTCCAGTGCGCAGATACAGGATGCGGCGATCACGAATGCCAAGATTGCCAGTCTGACAGTCCAGACCTCCAACCTCGATTTCAACCAGATCACCGATACGGCCAGCAATACCAGAACAGGAACGACGCCGGCAGGCGGGGAAAGCGTGGTCGGCGCGCCCTGGGTCATCAGCAACCCAAACCCCAATCCTGTTCTCACGTCATTCTTCTTCCAATTCACGGTTCAGGGGGTCGGGTCAGGCGGCAGCACCGTTCGCGTGCGCCTGGTCGATGACACGACGGGTCAGGAAATCGCAGGCCTGACCATAGCTGCACCTTCAAGCGGAAGCAGCTCAACGCAGGCTGTTCAGGGAATGATCATCGAGCCGAGGCCCGGAGCACAGGGCAACTATCAATACTCCATTCGCGGCCAGGCCGGCGCGCAGAACATCACCGCAACGATCGTCCAGTTGTGGTGGAAGCGATAAGGGCAGCAATCAATGACGACACCCTATACGACAGGAACGGTCACACTCACAAACGGCTCTGCCATCGTGACGGGATCTGGAACGGCGTGGCAGACGGCCCTGATCGTCGGCGGCATCATCTATGCCGAGGCGGCTGGCGGCAATGCCATGCCTATCCTCACCGTCGACAGCAACACACAGATCACGGCGGCGACAAAGTGGAAGGGCACAACAGGCACCTACCCCTATGCCCTCGTGATCGACACCGCCTACGATCGCCAGGTGCTGTCGAACGCATCGGCGCTGGCGCAGATCCTGCAGCAGCTCAAGGCGACGGCCATTGCAGCGCTCTCCGCATTGACGCCTGCCGCCGACAAGCTGGCTTATTTCACTGGATCGGGTACGGCAGCGCTGACGACGTTGACGAGCTTTGGGCGAAGCCTGCTGGATGATGCCGATGCGGCCACGGCTCGCACCACGCTTGGTGCGGTCAGTAAGGCCGGTGACACGATGACGGGCGGCTTGAGCACCACCCTTTTGACCGTCCCCAATATCGTCATGAATTTTGCTGCAGGTACTGGTTTATATACTCGCGTTCAATCGAGCGGGGTTGACAGACTTGTGTGGGGTAGTGACGGGGCTGTCGAAAACGGCGCCAATGCAGGGACGAACTGGTTTCTGAATGTCTACGATGATCTGGGAGGTTTCATCGCGACAGCGATGAATGTGATTCGTGCTACTGGTATTGTGACCTTCGCGAAAGGTATCGCTCTTGGCACGAATGCCGCCATAAGTTTTGCAGGCACTGGCGCGGCGACCACGTTGACGAATTTGGGTTTTTCGCCCTTCGCCAAGACGCTTATTGATGACGCAGACGCCTCTACGGCGCTATCGACGCTTGGCGTCTCGGCGTTCGCGAAAACACTCCTCGACGATACGAGCGGCGCAGCAGTTTTTGCGACCATCGGCGGCGCTTCGTCCGGATCGATTACCGGGTACTCGGTTTTACCGAATGGCATGAAAATCATGTGGGGAACGGCTGTCATCACGACGACATCGTCGGGCGATTCAACGATTAACTTTCCCACTGCTTTCGCATCAGGTCGCCAGGTGGTCGCCATCAACGGAGACCATGCCAACGGTGCGTCTTTGACGATTGCTGAAAACATCTCCGCAGGGCAAGCGCTGACGGGTTTTAACCTGCGTGTCTACAACGGCGTCACGCCCCTGGCGTCCACCACCGTTCGAATCAGCTGGCATGCACTAGGAGTCTAACATGACCGAAATCATCGTCCGAGCCACCTTCAACGAAGATGGTTTTCCAACCGGTTTTTACTCCTCCGATATCTGGCCGGAAGGCTACCCAGATGACACGGTCGAGATCACGGTCAACCAGTGGCATGAGTGCCTGGAATTCCAGGGTCGCCGCAGGCTCGTTGACGGCCAATTGGTCGAATATATCCCGCCGCCGCCTGTTCCTACCCTTGCCGATTACACGGCTGCCATTGCCGGCATGCTCGACGAAAAGGCAAGAGAGCGCCGATATGACAATGGGGTTTCCATCGCGACTTACGCCGGCAGCGGCAACGCTCAATGGGCAGCGGAAGCGCAGGCCTTCGTTGCATGGCGCGATCAGATCTGGACCTATTGCTATGCCGAACTGGACAAGGTGCAGGCCGGTGAACGCGAGCAGCCGACCGTCAGCGACTTCCTGACCGAGCTGGAAACGCAGTTTCCGCTCAACTGGCCGGAATAACCTTCGGCTTCACTGCCAATCTCTATCCCAAAATTCGTTCAACCCTATCCATGGAGCAACCCTATGGACGACTTCGCACGCTCTCTCGCAAAGGTTCTCATCAGCGAGGGCGGTTTCACCAACAATCCGAATGATCCGGGCGGCGTCACCAACAAGGGCATCACACAGCGGGTCTACAACGAGTACCGTACCGCGAAGGGTCTCCCCACGCAGTCGGTCAAGCTGATCAGCGACGGCGAAGTCTCTGACATCTATCGTTCCCGCTATTGGGACATGGCGAGCTGCGGCAAGCTTCGTTCCGGGGTTTCCTATGTCCTGTTTGACGGCACGGTCAATTCTGGCGTCTCGCAGGCGGTCAAATGGCTTCAGCGCGCCTTGAAGCAGCTCGGGCTCTATCAGGGCGCCATCGACGGCCTTTGCGGTCAGGGGACCGTCCTGGCGGCCGGTGGCGTGAATGACGACGATGGCCTGATCAAGATCATCATGGAACGGCGCCTTGCCTTCCTGAAGGCGCTGAAGACGTGGAAGTATTTCGGCAAGGGATGGTCGTCTCGCTGCGCCGCCGTGCTCAAGACCGGGCAAGTTTGGGCTTCCGGATCTGTAGGTCCTGACCCGGCCTTTGCCTTCGTCGAAGGCGGGCAGGCTAAGGCGTTCATCTCCGATGCCAAGGCTGCGCCGGTTCTCGCGATCGCAGACGGCACGACCGGCTCCGGTTTCGCCAGCGGCGCCGTGACCGGCTACATCGCATCGGCCAAGGATCAGCTTTCGCAGTTTGCAGGATCGAGCACATTCATCGATCACGCGCTTATGTGGATGACGGTCGGCTCGATCGCCCTGGTTGGCGCAGGCGCCGCCTATCGCTGGTATGCGAAGCGGGTTCAGAACAAGCGGGCTGATGTTCTCGATCTGCCCACGATCGCGCAGGCGGCCGGCGCGCAGACGCCCGAGGCGGTGGCGGCATGATCGGGCTTGTCGGCGCATTCTTCAGCAAGAATTGGATCTCGCTGGCCGTGGTCGGCGGCATCCTGCTCGGCGTCGGAGCCATCTACATGAAAGGCCGATCGGATGCCTCCGCATCGGCCGAACATGAGGCGAAAACCGCCGTTGTCAACCAGATCAAGGAAAGGAACGACACCAATGCGGATGTCAAGACTATGTCTCGCCCTGATGTTTGCCGGGCTATCGGCGGGGTGTGGCGCGACGACGGGTGCCAGTGACGGCGCCGGCTATGCGGCCTTGCATCCGAACGCAAAGACCCGCGCTTTCATTTTCGCGAATGATGAGCCGTTCACGCGCGAAGTCGCCGCCCACAACATCCAGTGCGGCAAAGACCCGCTGTGCCAGAAATGACGCTGGCGGCAGCAGGGCAGATATTCGGCTTTCTTGCGACATCAACCACGCTGGCGGCGCTTCTGCTGCTGGCGTGGCATTCAGTTTGAACTTTTCCGGAATTGAGGGGCGGAATGGCTATCAATGATTTTCTCGATGCGCTCGGCATCAAGCTTGGCGTGGCGGTCGCGGGACTTATGGGCGGCGTCCTGCGCGGGCTTTCTCGTCGTCGCTATACGACGCGCGAGATATTCGCCTCGCCGATCTGTGGCGCGATCGCGGCAGCCTATCTCACGGAACCGGTGCTCTATTATCTCCGGTCTCTGAACTGGCCGCTCCCAAACCCTGATATCGCCGCCATGAACGCGACAGCCTTCGTGGTCGGCGTCTGCGCCATGTGGATCGCGGATATCATCTTCGAAGTCGTTGTCCGATGGGCGCGAGGCGGACGGTCGGCCTCATAGAGGCCGGCCTAACGGTCTACGGGCACATGCTCAAGAAGAGTGGTGTCGAGATTCATCTGACGGGCGTTCATGTTGGCATCAAACCAGAGCAGTTCGGCAAGCTCCGTATCATCCGCCTGGAGGTGAAGCTTGATCACCAGCATTGACGGCGAACGCATGCCCTTGGTGCGAACGATGTCACCGAAGCGAATTGTTTCACTCATTGCTCTGCCTGCGCCCTTCTGCTCGCTCGTCGTTCCTTGACCCATTCCTGATCGGGAAAATGGTCCCAACACCAAAAGCTGTTTTGACCCTTTACCGGCTCATAGCCGAGGCTTCCCCACACTTTGCATTCGGGCTTTTCGCAGTAGTGCTCGAATAGATGCGATGGGATCTGCAGGGCGATGGTCGACGCTTCATCGCCCATCAGTTCAGTTCCGCCTTGTGCGCCTTGTCGATCGACCCCAACAGTGAATCCGAGAACGCTTCGAGCACAGTCAGTGCATTCGCGAAGCGTTGCGCATCGGGCGTCCCGAGGGCGCGCATTCCGTTATCTTTGAGATCAACACCGACCTGTAAGATCACGGAGTTGGCAAACTCGCGCATATCCGGCGTTGTCGACCCAAGGCTCCCAAGCAAATGTCCGATCATGATATCGTGCATCAGACAGCGGGCATCGAGTTCGGCAATGGTACTTTCCAGTTTCTTGACGCGGCTCTCAATCATTTTTCATCTCCCGAGCTCTTCTTCGCCGGCAACAGCACCAGTTCATCATCTGGCAACGGCCGCTGAAGCGCCTTCGCTTCTTCCCACGGCGCTGTCAGCCAAGTCTCGACTTCGTCCTGATTTCTCAGGATGGCAGGCATGGCCTTTTGATGAACAGGCCCAACGATCGCGTTTGGCTCTGTCGTCAGGAAGCCGTAGAGATCGACCGTAATCTCTCCCTCCTTGACCTTCCTCACAGACCGCCACTGCGGAACCCATAGGCCGGCGAAGAACATCAACGGCTCATCCGCGTTCGCTGCGAACCATGCGTTCGGCGTTCTGCCGCCCTCAACCTTGCTGGCCGGATCTGGCTCAGCAAACCGGTTGAACGGCACCACACAGCGGTTCTCCATTCCCAGCCATCTCGCCCAATGCTTGCTCGACGTGTTGCGGACGTTCGTCGTTCCGCCGTCAGGCTCCATCCTCAAAAGCTCGTCGAAGTCGACTTGCTTGCCTTTGGCGCGGAGCTTGTCGGCCCGCTTGGTAGCGTTATCGAGGATGGCTCTTTGGGAGGAGGGCAATCCCCAACGAACCTTCACCAGTTCTCGGCCGGCCGGCGTGTTCCGGACAATCGGTCCCATCTGATCGGGGTATAGGTCTAGCTCCGGCTCAAGGTTGCCGACACTGTCGATCAACGCCCGAGTGATCTGCCGTATGGATTCCTGATTGGTCGAGATATTATAGAGATTGCACATTCAAAACTCCTCTATCCTCGCGTTTGCGAGACCACGACGACTTTCGCTGAACCTTTGAGGCCGCATTTCTTGCACCTAAGCACCTTGGCGGCGTCAGAGATCGGGGCATCCTTTCCCAGTATTTTCTCCAGTCTCAGTCGTTCAATCTCGGTCTTCCGGCCGCAAGTGCAATGCGCGTAGAGCCTATGCCACTCCCTCAGGTCCGAAAATACAACAGCATCATTCTTTCTGGCCTTCGGATTGATGTACCCCATCCTCTTTGCCCATTCGTCTGGCGAAAAGTGAAAATGCAGTCGGCATCGATTATTGAATGCATTCTCGGTGCGCGTGCATCCCAGGGATTTGGCGATCAACGATGGAAGAGACGGCATTGTAAGATTGCCATGTTTTTCCAAGAGGTCCTTTCGATCCAGGCGCCGCAGGATCTCGCAGTCCTCGCAGATTACGTCAACTGTCTCGCCCTTGTGATCCGCAAGCATATTGGCAGGCGATTCCGCACGCTCAGTGATGCTCATCGGGACGCATGTGCTCGACAACGGCGCGGGCTTCGGTGATCTTCCGCAGAAATGCATCCGACTTGGCTATGGCGCCGTCTGTCTTCCGCTGGTCAAAGACATCTTCACCCAGAAAGGCGATCAGGTCGCGAATGACCTCCGCGTCGCGGGGCGTGATTGTGTAATCGGTCGTTTGCATGGCACACGTCTCCGTTCCGCCGATCGCGGACGGTCCTCTTCGTCAAATTGTTGGTAAACCCAGACCGTGCCCGGCCTCGTTTGTTCTTATTATGTTCTTGTTTGAGGGAGAGTCAAGAGATGCGCGCAGCGCTGGTCAATCAAGATAAAGCCGCTTCAGGCGCCTATAAGCATTTCCACATCGGAAGGACCGATAGGGCTCATCGTCTTCGCCATCCATATGTTCACGCTGATGGTCAAGGAAAATGATCATTTCAGCCATCGTATCGATTTCAGATGCGAAGTGGTCGATATAGAGCTTGGTGACCACACGGAGCTCGGCAGCTGGCAAGTTGGCGCTTCCGTTGATTATCTGTAACGCCCCGGATTCCAGGCCACTGAGGTGCCGGTTCACCTGTTCAATATGAAACATGAGCTTGTCACGTTGGTCCTTCAGATCCTCTCTCAAGTCATCCATTCTCGAGACCTTTATTTGGTGGATTTGATTTTCGTCAGAACATCTTCCAGCATCTCGACCTGCACGAGGCCAAGCATCCGATTGTCGGCCAAAGCGGCGAGGGAGGCTGCTACTTCTCCATCAGACCATCCAGCTGCGGCGGCTCGATCGGCCAACTCGGCGAATGCGTCGCTCAATGCCGCTTGGCATTCCAGATCTCGATCGGGGTGATCTTCGGCTACGGCCGGCCGCCTTATATCGCGCATGACTAAAGTATCAGAGAGAAGGCCGAGAACGTCAATAGGCGGAACCAGGGTCAAGATTGTGCAACGGGCTGTTTTACAGCCCCATTGATACTAAACAGCATTTTCGCGCACCAACGGCCGAGTTTTACAGCTAAGTGCTGGCGCCATCGACAATAAGTCGAGCTTCCCAAGCTGACGTTCTATTGCGAACGGACGCCCCCATCTCTGTTTGGGCCCGACCTTGACCGTCGCATAGTCAAAAAAAGGCCCGCAAAAGCAAGCCTCAATGTCACTCGGTTCAGTTTCCGCTTAACGGATGGCTTTTTGCAGCGGCCGAACGGTGATCACGGTGGATGAAACCGGAGAAGACGTGATGATCTTCGTATCGCGCATTATGGCAACAGTGTTGCCGACATCGCTTGCAGATGCGTCGCGTGCCATCGGTGCACTGGCTGTGTCGCGGTAGATTTTCGATGCGTCAGCTGTGACATGATAGGCGGTCATAATTTTTTCCATCCCTCGAACGTACGTTGATCAGAGATTACTTCAGAGCCGTTGTCAGGATCCATCGGGTTCGGCACAAGTGATCGAACTAGCGTACCTTCCGACAGAAATCCATAGCTACTGCCGTTTGCGTCCTCTATTAAACCCCGCACAAGCCTATAAGTTGCAGTGACTGCAGGGCCAAGCTCGACAGCCGGATTATACGGCTCCAAAAGCTTCATGTCTTCAGTATAACTCTTATGCAGCTTCTTTAATATTCCGTAAAATTCAGTAGACGGTTTTTCGACAGGTAGCCCAAGCAGCTCGGCTTCGCGTCGATTGATCGTGTAATCGTGACTCCCGGAATCTGCACATAGAAAGTCGATTATCGCTTTAACCTTGTCCGAATCTTGCACGTGATACCGAAGTAACTTATCTGCGAGGAAGCGGATTTGTTCGCGCGAGCGGAAAATTTCACCGAGGACGAGCGGGTGAACCTTATTTGCTAAGTCAATCAATATCGCGCCGAGCGTATCTGCGTCGGTGATCTTCATTGCCAACGCCGCGTCCAGATAACCGCGAACGGCTTCCACGCTAACGGGCATCCGAGCAAGTTGGTTTCCCATAGGGATTTGAGGTCCCAAAGCATGCGTCAGGCTCGGGTCGATTGGGCCGAGCACTGCCTGCTTTGTCATCACTATATGATCGGCGCCTAGGGAAATGAGCGTACCGGCGCTCATCGCCTTGAGAGGTATCAATACCTCGAATTGGTCGCCAAACGACTTGATGAGGTTGACCAGGCGCCACGCTGCAGATGTCTGACCGCCATTAGTATGGAGCACCAAAGAGATCTTGGGGGTCGGGCCGATATTGTCGAGAATATCGACAAACATTTGAACGCAGTCCGGAGCAATCTGCGTCTCCGCATTTTGCCTGTCGCTAGTTACAAAGGAGATAACCTTGGAGTTTCTTTCGGCCTCGATCTGTTTGTAGAGGCGTTTACGGACCAAATAGCTCATATTCCCCCAGCAATGTCAGGCAACTTTTAAGCGAGCATAAATTTTCTGTTTCGCCTGTCAATGTTGTGAGCGCGCTCATCCTCATTTTTGTACCGGTGATCAAGGTGTCTTGTCAGCGATCGTGAACTCTTTAAAACACAAGGAAGTAGAGGAAGCCGACAAACGAGTACCGATGACCGAAGTCAATTTCAAAGAATGGTTGGACTCCAACCACCCGCGGTTCCGAAACCTTACAGATGCAGTAGTTTCTATAACGACCAATCTTTTGTCCGAGGCGGGTATTACATTCTTGGCTGTTTCGGGGAGAACAAAAAGTATCAGCGATTGCGTTTCGAAGACGAAGAGAAAAAACTATAAAAATCCTATCAGGCAACTTACCGACATATCCGGCATCAGGATTATCGTATTCTTTGAGCACGACATCGAACGCGTCTCCGATATTATCCAAAAGTCATTCCAGATTGATTCCGAAAACAGCCATAACAAAGACGATGTTCTTTCGGCCAATGAAGTAGGTTACCGTTCCGTACACTTTGTTGGCGATCTAGGCTCGCCGCGCAACCTTCTGCCGGAATACGTCGGCCTGAAGGATTTGAAATTTGAGTTCCAGGTGAGAACCGTTCTTCAGCACGCATGGGCGGAACTGGCGCACGACCGGAACTACAAGTTTTCGGGGCAGTTGCCGAAGCCCCTTGAACGAAAACTATATCTGTTGGCAGGACAGTTGGAGTTGACTGATACGGGTTTCAGCGAGCTGTCAAAAGACATCGATGCCTATGTTAAAGAGGTTTCAGTGTCGACGGCAGAGGGAAGCCTCGATATCGAAATAAATTCATTGAGCCTTGAGCAGTTCGTCCGGCAGTGGTGCGACATGAACAAAGTACCGCTTGAGAATTCTGCTCGCCCTTCCGATGGATACGCGATTTTAATCGACGAGCTTCAGAGGTATGGTGTCACCACATTGGAGCGACTAAGCTCAATCATTCCTGCTGAATACGCGAAGAGTATCAGACGGCACGGCTCGACTGTCTTGGGTATCGTGCGTGACTGGATGACAATTAGCGATGTGGAGACGTTTCTGAGACGCGTAACACCCGTAGATTGGGTGTTTGAGCCGAAAGACTTTGAGAGATTTGAAAAATTTCTGACCAGAGATCAGTCCGAAAGGCTGGCCCGCGTTGTTGGGATTCATGAATCGGACTACCCCGACGGCTTTTTTATCGATGATGATGAAGACTGAAGTATGTAGGGTGGCGCAGTTCGTTGTTGGCGATCGCTGCGATCGGCGACTTGCCTAGGGATTATTTCGCGGGACACCCGATGCAAAAAACATATTGTTTTGCCACGGTGCTAGTTTGCCCCGCAATCTTTCAAGATGTTGATATTTCTCTGTAATTTCATCCCGGCATGGAGCACCATAATCACTCATGATCTTCGTTGTACTTTATGACAAGATCGTCGAATATTTCGTCCAATTCCAAGAGCAACCTTTTTACATCATCAAGATGCTCTCGAACGTCTGTAAAATCTTTCCATACGCCGCCTCGAGAAAGCTTCTTCATGTTTCGCGCAAGATCAGAGCCGTTCATCGAGAACGCTGCTCGTCAAACTGGAGCTCACCCAGTCCCGGCTCAATTCGTCATCTGCATATGGCTAATTGGCAATGCATTGAACAATTGCGAACGTTTGACCACACACATACGGATTGTGATCATAGTTGGTCCAGTCATTTTCGGTGAAGACTGCGCACTTGGGCCCAGGAGCAGCGCCACATATATTGCTGCAGACCGTTGCCTCGTTCAACGCTTCATGGTTTGGGCATTTGAACCACATCGACTCTCGACTGGGGAATGATCGAGGTCGCAGCAACCAGCACGCGCTTTTGATTTCTGACCAGCACGCTAGTTCTTGCTTCCAAACAACGCCCGCTTGTGCCGAACCGCAATTAGCGGAGTTCAGAATGAGACTGGCGGCAAGAAGTTTTCGCAACGCCACGAGTTTGTCTCCCTCTAGTTACGCCGATATTATTGAGTTGCTGGGTGTGGATATCTTTCAACCGCTGCAACGCGGCCAGTTGCCGTCTGGGTATTCTCGCAAGCGGACGTGCTCTGCGACATCTCGATACAAATTTGTCCCGATGTGTCGGGGGACTTTTTTTCGGAATACTCTACCCGTTCAGATGTCGAGAAGTCAGCTAAGTGTGCAGATCCAGGCACGAACGCCCCCCCAGGCTCGCTCGGATAGATACAATCGGACAGTACCCCTGCACCACAACTTTTCTTTGTCGGATTGTGAGAATGAACGCTCAAAAGCTTCAGAGATTGCACCGGCTTTGTTAGCCAAACAACGACCGGTGGGTCCTTCACAACCACCGCCGATCCCGTCTTACCGCCGACTTTCAATTGAAGAAACATGTCTTCATTGGTAGACCGCTTTACGACGATTTCCTCTGTTGTGCCCTTGGTCCATGTATCTGGCTTGCTAACCACTTTGCCAACGTCAACAAATGGTTCTTGTTGCCACGAGGCAGCGCCAACTGAGGTATCGGCGCCAACCCAAAACGCCTTGAAAGTAAAGTAATCCCCTAGTCTGTGGTCAAACCAAACATGCATTCCAGGGACTTCCTTGTCTGAATCCAGGCATTTCATGTAACCGTCCATTGCCTTTCCCGAAATTTGTTGGGCAAAATAATTTGAAGCGTATGACGATTCTGAATTGAACTTGGTCGCCTCGGCTATGCGGAGAGCTTTTTCTTTAGCATCGCTCCAATTTGCAGAACCTGAAATGAGACCATAACTTCCAGAACCTGATGCACTTCGCTTCGCATTATCGTATTCCTCTCGGGAAGATGTGAGCACAAAAGCAAGTTCAGTCTCCCCGCTTTGCTGTATAGATGTTACATCCTGAATCATAAAATGGCGGGGATCGCAATCCGCGCGAGCACAAACTGAGAAAAACGCAATAAAACAAACAGACTGGCAGCTTAAAAGCGAAAACCTGAGAAGTCCCATCACGATTCCCCTCTATCTAAAGTTTTACGCAACTGCTTATACATCAATCTATGAGAAAATAAAGGAATACTTATACACGCGCGTTTTTTGGTTCCCGCCGCTGGTGTTCGGCACGACAATACCGAGCAAGCTGAACTATACCGAGAGCACCCAAACAGGTGCGGCTGCTCGGATGGAATGAATGGACAGACAAAGACATTTGCAGCTCACTGCAGTCGCCACTTAAATCGTGGGACATGGCGCGCGAAAAACATAATGATTATGTGAAGTCGGAAGTTGTCCCACGATCTTGCAAAGCATTGTTTATACCTGCTTTCCGGACACCTCTTCTGGGCACCATTCCATTTGATCACTGCCAAGATCAAACACTTAGTCCTGCACAATAATTCGCATATTTGCTGCTCTGTAACAGAGGGTAGCAACATTGCGTCTGGGCCTGCTCACGCGTCA